ATGCGTACACGCATTCAACCCCTCTTTAAGTGGACAGGCAGTAAACAGCGAATGCTGAACCTGTATGAACCATACTTCTTTCCCAAGGTGGAACCAACGCGGTTTGTCGATTTGTTTGCGGGCGCATTGACCACGACATTGTGGATGGCGGAAACCTATCCCTCATGCCAGCTTGTCATCAATGATGCCAACAAGGAACTTATCCTGCTCTATCAAACACTCGCGAAAAATACCACAGGTGTCATTGATCGATGGCAAGAATGTGTGAATGGGTGGCTAAAGCTGACTCCCGAAGCACGAAAGCCGTATTACTATAAGCTACGCAAAGGTTACTGCCTCGCACATCAGGATAAGTCGGCTGAATACTTGTCGGGTATGCTACTGTTCATGTTGAGTGTGAATTTCAATGGTATATGGAAAGCATACAACATATGTGAGAAACGGTACTCGACGCCGCCGGGCACTTGTACGCAAGGTGAGAAGTTTTTCACAACTGACAATATTCATGCAGTGGCAGATGTATTGCGCCATGCAGACATTCATTGTGGATCGTATGCAGACGTAACGCTTCGCGATGGCGACTACGTGTACGCCGATCCACCGTATCGAAGTTCGTCTGTGGACTATCAGTGCAATTTCGAAGAAAGCAATCACGTTCACTTGGCGAAGTTTCTCACCACACATAACGGACCGTATGCATACTCAAATAAAGTGATTGGTGATGCCTTCTACATTACCCACTTCCCGGCCACACAGATACACCAAGTGGCTGCGACGTACACGGCGGGTCGCGGAGACGCGGTATCTGTCGATGAAGTAATAATTACTAATTTTGAACCTCGGCGTAACGCCACACTATTCGATTAGGAGTACACATGTCGTCTACCTTTATGCGGATAATGCTTTTTGTGACGGGCATCGGCCTCTCTAGCATCGCCGCGTTCTACTCAGTTACCGGATTAGCATACATCTTTGTGAGTGTGTTCTGGCCTATTGTAATCATGGGAGGTACACTCGAAGTCGCCAAGCTCGTCGGCGCGTCGTGGGTATTCCGGTATTGGCGCACCTCACCGAAACCGTTAGTCGCTTATGTGAGTGTCGGCGTCTTTGTGTTGATAGTGATCACGGGTATCGGTATCTTCGGGTATCTTTCGCGGGCGTACCTGACACAGCAAGCACCGATGGCGCAACTACTCGCAGAACGTTCCGCAGCAGAACGGAATGTTGAGTTAGCGAACGTCGTCTATACTCGCCGCGCAACAGCTATCACCACGCTCACAAGCAGCGATCTCGCGGATCAAGTTATCGGGGGACTTGTGGTGAACGACCGACTCACCAGCATCAACGGTGCGGTGAATGTGTTACGAGAGCAGCAAGTCCTTGAACAAGAACTTCAAACGCAATTGAATATCTCGGGTGAAGCACTCCAGATCGCAGAGCAGGAATTGTTGGCGGTGAATCAGCGTACACAAGAGCAGTCCGTTGATGTGGGCCCGTTGATGTTTGTGGCGCAAGCATGGTATGGCAGCACCGATATCAATATTCTTGATCACGTCGTGACCGTGTTCATTCTTATCATCATCTCCGTGTTCGATCCAATGGCCATTGCGTTGTTGCTTGCCTCGCAGTCAATTCCCGGTAAGCGCATTACGCCGAGTAGCGTACCGGACATTGACCAGAATACATCACCACAGGTAAAGAAGACTGTGAAGAAGACTGCGAAGAAGGCCGTGAAGAAACCTAATAGTGTCCCACCAGATACACCAGTGGATATACTGAAGGCTCAGGCGTGGGTGGATACCGCGGTCGACACCGAAACACTGGCGGAACCGTCATTAGAAAATACGACACTGGACGCCATTCGCCCAAAGTCTATACGTCTCGGTAGACGTGCCGTCCGCGTCCGCCGCGACCGTTCTGTTGAATAATATCGCGAAAGTGTGATAAAATAGTTAATATGAATAAAGACAGGAGCTTGAAATTATCATGGCCAAAGTAGACCTTTTTAGGCAGTTCGTTGTGGACATCGGCGATCCCGATACTGCATTGGCATCAGACGGCAAGAGTGCGGCTGAATTTACGGGGTTCATCGACAGCGGCAGTTACATATTGAACGCCGCGTTATCGGGAGATATGTTTGGTGGTCTCCCCAATAATAAAGCGTTAGTCCTCGCGGGTGACCCGGCAGTAGGGAAGTCTTTTTTTGCGCTTTCTATTATGTCGCAATACTTGGCAGCCAATGATAAAGCACGGGTCGCATACTTCGATACAGAATCAGCGGTTACGAATGCCATGTTTTCTTCACGGGGTATTGATCCTGAACGTGTCATGAAGTCCGAGCCGGAATCCATTGAACGGTTCCGCACCGTTGCATTGAAGATGTTGGATACCTATGCGAACATCCCAGAAGAAGATCGGTTTCCGTTTCTGATCATTCTCGATTCTCTGTCTGCGCTACCGAGTGGCAAGGAAATCGGTGACATGACAGAGGGCAAAGACACCCGTGACATGACGAAGAGTCAGTTGATCAAGGGTGCGTTTCGTGTGTTGCGTCTGAAAATGGCGAAGGTGCAAGTACCGATGATCGTTACGACCCACACCTATGCTGTGATCGGCGCGTATTTCCCAACCAAGGAAATGGCGGGCGGTTCAGGTGCGAAGTATGCCGCAGACACCATCGTGTTTCTCAGCAAGAAGAAAGAGCGGGATAGCGACAAGACAATCATTGGAAACATTGTCAAGGCGAAAATGGTCAAATCCCGTATGACGAAAGAAGAGTCAGTGGTGGAGACGCGCATCCTGTTTGACGGGGGACTGGATCGGTATTATGGGTTGCTGCCGCACGCGGTGAACTCGGGGCTGGTGACGAAGGTCGGAAACAAGTATGTGTTCCCTGGCGACATGAAGGCGTTCGAATCACAGGTTTACGCTAAGCCTACTAAATATTTTACGGACAGCCTCCTACAGGACTTGGCCCCGCACATGAAGGCGACGTTCCTTTATACAGGCGAACCGGTTGTGAATATTACAGATGAGGTGACGGCCGATGAGTGAATCAGAATCAAACATTCTCGAAATGATCATGCCCCGATTGATTCCACAGAAGAAGGGCGAAGCTATTTTAGGTCTAGAAATCATAGCCGGTCCGTATCGTGGTGTCGTATTTTCCTTCAAAACGTTTCGTGTTTCGAAGAAAGTTGGCCCGGACGGTATGGTACCGACAAAGTTTGAGACGGAAGTATATGAGTCGCCTAAAGGGTTTCATGTCACAGAGGACTTCGATTATTTCTGTGGTGAGGTGTTGATGGCGTGGTTAAGCTATATTTCGCTATCAAATTTTGATGCGCTTCTCAGTTCGGAGACGAAAGGCGTTCACTGATGCTCTTGTTTGAGCGAACAGTGCTTCGACAATTGTACGCATCACAAAGCTATGCCGAGCGGGCGGCGCCGTATCTCAAGGGTGAATATTTTCCGACTGGAGAATGTGCGACCGTCTTTGGTGTGTATCAAAAGTTCTTCGATGAATACCACCAACTTCCTTCGGTGTCGGTTCTACGGTTAATGCTGGATGATGTCCCGAATCTAAGTGAGGCGGAAGCGAAACAGGCGAACACGGTCATCGACGAGCTTGAACAGACCGAACCACAAGATTCATCACAGCACGAATTTCTCATCGCAGAGACGGAGAAGTTCTGTCAAGAACGAGCGTTGTATATCGCTCTACGTCATAGTGTCGGAATGCTTGACAACCCGAAAGAGAACCCTCACGCAATTCCCGACATTCTCAAAGAAGCGTTGGCCGTTTCATTCGATACACACGTCGGCCACGATTTCTTCGGTGACGCGGAAGAACGGTACGACTTCTATCATCGTGCGGAAGCGCGGATTCCGTTTGATCTCGACGTGTTCAACACCATGACCAAGAATGGCATTCCTAGAAAGACATTGAATGTGGTGCTGGCAGGTACGAATGTCGGAAAGAGTTTGTTTCTTGTGCATATGGCGGCTGCGTGTGCCCGTATGAGTAAGAAGGTGTTGTACATCACATTGGAGATGGCGGAAGAACGCATTGCTGAACGTGTCGATGCAAACCTCATGGACATTCCGATTGATGATGTGATCGCGTTGTCGCGGGATCGATATCTCAAGAAACTGAAAACACTTCAGCAAACCAGCACCGGGCGAATGATCATTAAGGAGTATCCGACAGCGGCTGCACACACAGGGCACTTCCGTGCGTTGCTCCACGAATTGAAGCTCAAGCAGGACTTCACGCCGGACATTCTGTTCGTGGATTACCTGTCGATCTGTGCGTCCTCGCGCATAAAGATGGGCAATGCCGTCAACAGCTACACTTATAACAAATCTATTGCGGAAGAGTTGCGTGGGTTGGCGGTGGAAATGAACATTCCCGTCTTTACGGCCGCGCAGTTCAATCGTGATGGGGCGTCCTCGACAGCGCCGGGGTTAGAAAAGATTAGTGAGTCATTTGCCATCGCACAGACGGCGGACTTCATCTTTGCCTTGACCACAAGCGATGACTTGGATAAGAATAATCAGATACAGGCATATGTATTAAAGAATCGATATGCCAAACGACAGAGTTTTCAGAAGTTCATTCTGGGTATTGATACTTCTCGTATGAAGCTGTATGATCCGAAGCAGATACAGACTGCACCGACACCAGACCAATTTGTCGCAACCAATCTTACCAAGCCATTTCGTGATCGCACCGCTCGGCGACCACTTGCACACTTGAAAACTGATGACTAATGGGCCTGAGTCACGGCGAGAATGGCCGTGAGGGGTACGTCGCGTCTTGCGACTACAAAGTTACCCGGGCCAATCCAATCGGCGTGACACTTCTGTTCGGGATCGCGCAGAAAACCGGAACCTCGGTGGCAATCACCGAGTGCGGACGCGCTACGTCGTGATTGTCCAGTCAACTTGTGTCCCGCATAACCCGACACGGAACGGGGTACGAGCTTCATGAAACGGTCGTAGAGTTTTGCGCGAGAACTTTCCGTGGCACTAAAGTAGATGAGGGCGGGATGATACTTGGTAATGAACTCTTTCATCACAGCAATCACGGTCGCAAAGACACTAAACGCATGTCCGGTGCGCGAGACGCCATACGTCTCCGTATCGGTTTTCGGATCACCGGGGGCGCCGCTTCCGTGTGTGCGCTTAAGCGCGAACGTAAACTCCCACGGCTTTTCTACACTCTCCCACCGTGGCTCGATCACTTGACCGCGGCCGTTGGTGCGAGGAATATTTTGCTCTACGCGTTTCGCAAAGTGAACATTATACTTCAAGCCGGAAGTGGCCACGGTAAACTCGGCCTCAAAAACACCGGGGCCATCGCCGCTTCCCGTGCCCCGGCTGTTGACAACGCGGTACGGGTAGGGTTTGTCGAGAGCTTCTGTGATATCCCGGCAATGTTCGCGAAAGGATTGCATAGTCCTATTTAGGGGTGCCTTTGTTCCCCCTAAATAAAATAGGAGGCACAATGCAAGTCGAGGCACTTCAACGCCGAGTAATAATGGACGCAGTGGTATTACAGGATGCGGTGAAAGATGTCTTTCCGGTGAAACGGCCGGACTGTTATCGAGGACGTGCGTTTAATTTGGCGTCATTTTTAGACCGTCTTAATGCCGTCACGGAGGAATATGGTGTCTTAAATGTTGTCGGCAGTGGTGAAAAGGGTATACCCAAGAAGTCCGTCCTGATCACGGCACAATGGTTGCCAAACGAACTTCTTCCGCTTCAACATTCTTCGGCTGATGTGCGACTTGAATGGCATGTAACTAAAGGGGGGCGACGGCAGCAATGGTCGCGCAAAACGTGGGCCATACGCCGTTTCTATTTTTGGTCATACCTGCTACACGAATTGGTTCATCGACATCAAGATGTGTATCGGAGTGTTAAGGGAGAAGAGACCAATGCCCGTGTGTATCGTTCTCAGGCGGATGGTATCGATCTGAAGGCGGAACAAACTTATCTGGGTGACTATGACGAAATCGAAGCGTACTCGCACGACGTAGCATTAGAGATGTGGGCGATATATGGCGATCTTAATTACCGTGATGCGTTGAAACAGATGAAAACCGAAATTCTTCCGTGGCCGTTTATCGCGAAATCCACGTATACGGTATATACAGGAGCGTTCAAGACGACACCGAAACACGCTGCGCTGCCAGTGTTTCATCGGAAGATCAAAATGTGGTGGGATTTGATAGTCGCACACCCCGAGTTTTACAAATCGCTTCGCTTGGAGATACGATGCCGCTAATTTCATTTGCACGACATCTACAAGAATCTAAGGCCGGTAAACTGACGCATCTTCAACATCTTGAAGATTTGATGTTGGATGACGGTGCCTCAGGTGCGACGTTTGCACTGGATGTCCTCAAGAACTTCGGGCACATGCTGGAACACGGTGGTGTGTCTCGCTCGATGAACGTCACAACGAAATGGGATGGTGCGCCATCGGTGGTGTTTGGTCCTGATCCCGCCGATCACAAATTCTTTGTCGCAACGAAGTCCGCGTTCGCCAAGAACCCGAAGCTCATGAAGTCGAAGGCACAGATTAACGCGACCTATGGCAGTAGTGGACTTGGTGCGAAACTCCAGGCGTGCCTTAAGGAACTACAACCGCTTCACTCAAAGCAGATTCTTCAGGGTGACTTGCTCTTTACTGACGATATCAAGTCACAGACCATAGACGAGAAGTCCTACGTAACCTTCCGTCCTAACACTATTCTCTATGCGGTCGAAGCAAACAGTAACCTCGGGCAACAGATCAGTCGCGCTCATCTGGGCATTGTCGTACATACCATGTATAGCGGCCGCGGTTCAACAATTGACAGTTACACCGCTTCACCCATTACCCCTGGCGCCTTTGCGTCCTTAGGCAAGTCCGGCCGCGCGGTTGTGCTGGATGCTTCGTTTGACGATCTGTCCGGTACCGTCACCTTCACTAACGCGGAACAAAGCGACTTTACGCTTGCTCTGTCGCACGTCACTGCGTTACAGAGTCAGGTTGCGTCATCTGTGTACGAAGTCATGACACACGAACCCCTGCATATGCTGGTACAGATGTTTATCAACCAGCGTGTGCGTAGCAACAGGGTGTCTGCGTCGACCGTCACCGAACTGATGGAGTTTATAGCTGCACGTCGAGACAAGGAAGCCGGGAAGCGAGGCTCCGAGAGGGGCAAAACGGATCAGGAAGCGAAGTTCAACGCGGTCATGAAACAGATTCGTGGCAACGCTCGCGGGTACCTGAATTGGTTTCAGCTTCATCAAGCCGTCATGAACGCTAAAACGATCATCGTGCGAAAGTTGGCGCAAGTTTCCCGTATCAGCACGTTCGTGCCAACAGCGAGTGGGTTTCGAGTTACAGGCCCTGAGGGCTTTGTGGCAACCTCCCACGGGGGGAAGACGATAAAGCTCGTAGACCGTCTGGAGTTCTCCCGATTGAACTTCCTCGCACCAAAAGATTGGCAATAGTGGGAACACATTTTCTCTAAATAGTCTATAGGGAAAACTATGCCATCATCTCGCACCGTCGTTCTCGTTTTCGGTCGTTTCAATCCACCGACCACTGGGCACGGCGCACTCGTTAACTTCGTCAATCAGATTGCCCAGCGCAATAGTGCTGATGTGCGTGTGTACCCCTCGCAGACTCAAGATTCGCGAAAGAACCCACTGCCGTTCAGAAACAAGGTCGCGTTTCTGCGGAAATTCTTTCCAAAACTGTTCGTTAGTAGCAATGTGTCAGTACGAACGCCAGTTGATGCGTTTGCGGAGGTGTCCTCTCTCGGCTATCGTCGAATTCTGATGATCGTCGGTAGTGACCGTGTGCGTGACTTCCAAAAGTTCGCACAATATCTTGTCCCTCGCAAATCTCCTAAATATAATGCAGCCAAGCATATTGACATTGACCACTTTCAGGTTATTGCGGTGCCTGGTAATCGCGATCCCGACGCAGACGATGTGTCGGGGATGTCGGCATCTAAGATGCGGGCACTCGCGAAAGCGAACGACTTTAAGGCATTTGGGGCGGGGATTCCGTCACATGTGCCACAGAAGGTAGCAAAAGACTTGTTTAACCAAGTACGACGACATATGGGGCTACGCGAAATGTTTAATCTCAGCGAAGGACAATTTAATATCGGGTTGCTTGAGGCTCCACAGACATTTACTATTGTAGCCATTGTCAATAATAAGGTGGTGGATCAACAGTGGGATGTCAGCAAGAAGGAACTCCCCTATGGGGTCCAAAACTTCCAACGCGACCACCCAAAGGCCACTCTTTCTATTGAGAATGCTCGTGGTCGCGTGGTGAGTGTTATCAAACCAGGTCAGCAGTATAAAGAAGGATTGGCTGAGTTGTCAACTTCGACTAAAAAGTTCGGTTGGTCGCTACGGAATCTGAAGCCCGGTACACGCGTAAAGATCAGTGGATTCGACCGGGCGCGGGCCCGCGGCGCGACCGGAGGCGATCTCGCGAAAGGGAGAGTTGTTAGTTACCACCCTGCGCGCGGCCTAGCGCCTCGACCGAATCGCCCAGCAGCTTCCTCAGGTCCGTATGCTGGAGACGCATATTACATCGTGGATTTTGGTGCGGCCGGTAAAGATAAAGTTAGCGCAGACAAAGTGATTGTTGCTGGGGAGTCCTACGTGAAAGAAGGCAAGCGCGTTTCGGCCGCGTCCCAACGTGCATATAACAAGGCGATTGAGAAAATCATAGCTAAACATGGCACGTTACGCGTCAATCCGAACCGCGGTCTCGTCCTCGATCCCGGTACATGGGTAAAGATTAGCGATTCGCCGAGCCGCTCAAGTCGGGGGAAAGTTGTTCGTTACGATAAAGGCGACCGTCACGGCAGTCCGTTTTACGTCATCGACGTTGGTAAGTATGAGTCGGAGAAAATTCCGGCACACAACGTGGTGAAAGAAGATGTCGAGCAGATAGAGGAAGCCGGGGAACAAATGGACGAGGCGACTCTTCCTTCTTCCAACCGCCTCGGCGGCCGACCCGCAAGCTCCGCAGATCAGAGGCGCGCCGCAAGGATTATCAGCAATTCGCTGGGTCGAGGTCAGAATCCTTTGAAGAAAACAACGCCCGCGGCTAGCGTTAATGCTGCGATAAAAATATTCTTGAATAATAGTCATTCCGTTGAAGCATGGAACCTCGCTGGCCAGATGCTGAACAGAGCTACTGAGCTAGGCATCAAATGGGATCAGAAGTTACTGAAACCGACAACCCGCAAAGCCATGAAAATGGACGAAGCATCTAAAATTAAACTCCCGCCACATCTTGCAAAACTCTTTGATCGAGACGGCAACTTGACAAAGGATGCCGCGGATAGAGTTGCGAAGGGTAAAGCCAAGTTTAATGTGAAAGACGTAACTCCTAAAGGTTACGGTATAAACGAAGCACCGGCCCGGTCGGGCTTCGCCGCCAACCCTGACCAGCACGTCAAGGTTGGTGATAAGGTTCGCGCCGGCCTTCGCGTTCGCGGAGGCGCGGGATTTGACGGGACAGTGGAACGCATCGATGGTAATTGGATCTATGTGAATCTAGGGCCGGAGCCGGGTTCCAAGTGGGGTGATCGTATTATCAAAGCACCTCGCAAGTATGTGATGGTGGAAAAGGACGATCAGTGGGTAAAGGAAGCTGCTACCCCACCGGCTGTAATAAAACCTCCAACCGAAACGGAGAAATTGCGAACGACGCAACAGCAAGAATTGATCGCTCTCAAGACCCGTCAAGCGAACACAATGATGGCGGCAAAACTTCGGGATGTGCAACAGAAGGCTCGCGAGCAGCAAGCCAAGGCTAATCAACCGAAGAGCGCCGCCTCGCCGGCATCATCTTAATCAAGGAGTACGAATATGTCTGGATGGGGATCAGATCCAACTGACGCGAATAAGCCAACATGGGGGCAGCCGAATAACGCTGCCGCTGCAAACACGTATGCCACTGAACAGGGTTGGACATTTAGACACCCGTGGGGTGAAGAGATTATTGTTGCGATAGGCGGACAGGTTACCGCGAACTCTGCATCACAGAGTCCGTCACCGTCATATAGTCCGTCTTCGTCGCAGTCGAATAGTCCATCTGCATCGTTCAGTCCGTCGAGTTCGCAGTCGAACAGTCCGTCGAGTTCGCAGAGCCCGTCGAGTTCGTACAGTCCGTCAAGCTCAACCAGCTTGTCGCAGAGTCCATCTGCGTCGCAGAGTCCGTCTGCGTCGGTCAGTCCGTCAACTTCGACCAGTCCGTCGAGTTCGGCTTCAGCTTCGGGAAGTCCGTCCGCGTCGACCTCGCCGAGCTAAACTCGGCGGTAACATCATGGGTAGTTGGTGTCTTCGGACGCCAACTGCCATTTTCTGTTTGTCTCAAAGGATTATTCTATGTCACCAACGCTCAAACAAGACCTGTGTGACCTCTTTGGTGTCTCATCCGAGTTAGTTAACGAGGTGTCTGACACCTTGGAAACGATACACGAAAGCCGCTACAAAAAGGGCGACGCTGTAACGGTGGACAAGGGCCCGCACAAGGGTGTTAAGCACATGGTCATGTTTATACACCCTGACGGAAAGATTAACCTTAAGCCAGACGTTTGGCCACCTAACCGTATTCGCTATCGTCTCGGGGCTGTTACAGCTACTCCTAATGAAGTGAAGCCGTGGGATCAGCGGGCCGCGGATCGACGGTCTAAAATGGCGCATTCGGGTCGTCCCCAGACGGACAAAGAAAAATCGTCCATGGCTTCTTGGAGAAAATTGGAGAAGGAACTGTATAGGGACTTCCGAAAGGGAAAGAAATTTTCCGATCTACACCGGGAGTCACTCGATGAAGATGATCTGCCCTTCGGGTTAGAATCGTTTCAGGGTCCGGTAAGTAATGCTGAAATGAATCGTAAGAAGGACACGGTCGCCAAAGCGCCGGAGAAGGCGCCGGAGAAGGCGCAGGAAGACGACACGCCGTCTGGCAATTTTAATCCAACGAAGAAATCGTCATCACAAAAAGAAGCTGAACGGGAAAAGAAACTTCGTGCGAAAGCGGATGACAAAGTGCAGGACGATTTGCTTCACAGGCATAACACGAAGAACGACGAGGTGACCTTCTATCCCTCCACGGAGCATTCCTCTGAAAGAAAACTTGGGACGTAGAGAATATAACCCCCCTCTACAGATACAATGACTCCACAAATTTATTGTGACATGGACGGTGTATTAGCCAACTTTGTCGAGGCAGCAGAACGCTTCTTTGAGGTAGATATTAGAGGACACAGCGACGCCACCTTCAAAAAATTATGGGATTCCCCCCAAGGATCCGCACGTCTGGCGAAGGAATGGCCGACGTTCTGGATGGATCTTCCTATGCTATCACACGCGCAGCAGTTGTGGAGTGTGATCGGTCCGCTCCATTCGTCTATTCTCACCGCTACACCGTCTAATTGGCCATCCGCTGGAACTGGCAAACTCATCTGGTGTAAGCGCCATCTTCACAATTTTCGCCCATCCATGAACAAATTTCACGCGGTGCGTCGTTCAGAAAAGCGACGGTTTGCCAAGCAACGAGATGGCACAGCGAACATCCTCATCGACGACTTCGCAAAGAACATTAACGAATGGCAGCAAGCCGGTGGTGTTGGAGTTGTCTATCAGGACGGTGACATTGCACAGGTGAAAAAGGTAGTTCATCAATTGATCTAAATACCGGTAGAAAACACAATGGAGGTTGTATGATTGACGGACAGTACGAACAACATGAGAGGGATTGGATGAACACAAAACTGGATGAATTGAAAGAACTTCAGGGGCGGATCGTTAAAGAACTTGAAGACTTGGAAGGAGCCAAACAGCTTGGCCTCGAACAGTATCATCGTGTAGCAGGAGCTATTGAAGTGCTTGAGGGTTTGTCCAAAGGTGAGGGTGATACACAACCGCCACCATCTGTGTAACAATGGAGTTTGTTAATCTGACATCAAAGAACGCGCTTTTGTACGCTACGCGATCTTACGACAACCCGCAGTGTGTCAGTATTAGCGAGTTTGCGGAAGATTATAAACGGTTCAAATACGTCAAACGGCTCTGTCGTCGATATCTGACGACCCGGCAGTTAAGCGAGCGGCTGATTCTCAATCATTTGATCGGACTGCTCAACGTCTTTGGACCAGAAGCCATGGTGCGACTCTTATTCGTCAAAAGCGACGATGAGAAGTCGTATCGTGTCCTCAAACCTTTTTTAGAGTATCTGATGGTAATGCCATCAGTGATCGTCGGTATCGATGGATATGATATTGTGACCGACACTATCCCGACTGATGCGCGTATCGTCCGGCGATTACAGGAGCTATAGAGTATGTCATTGTTTCAGAAAATTCTCCGTCAGTTGGATGAAGCTAAAGGCCGCGGCGCCGTCGATTGGCGAGACGTTGAATCAGTGTTGGTCACACTGAATAAAAAATTTCACGCGCTTAATAAGAACATACATAGTGAACTCGGAGTATCTTTTGCTCGCGACCCCAGAAAAACAACCTTTATCGATATCACGGTTGTTGGGTCGGGAGGCCGACTGCGCCATCGCGGCCGCGAGGTCATCTTCACGGTTGACAAGTCCAATGGAAAGATCTACAGTGCCAAAGGATATGGAAAACCGAATACGAGCCACCAATACGGCACGGTGCAGGCGCCAGATATAAGGAATATGACGAAGTTGATGACGGGTCATCCAGAGTTACAGGAGTCATTACAAGAACGGGAACTTCCGTTGAACGTCACCGCCCGTGATGTGCAGCCGCTGGTGGACAAGCTGAATAAAATTCTCGCTAAAGCCAAAGACCAAAGCGGTGAATATACGCGTACCCCCAAACAAGACCGAGATAAACTCACGATCAAGGACAAATCGAAATATATCAATATCGATGCCGTGCAGGGCGGAGTCTCGCACGGGGGACGCGGCGTCTTTATGATCGACAAGTCTGATGGAAAAATCTACGGTATCAAGGGATACGGGACACCGAACAAGATTCCGAAACATCAATACGGCACGGTGGAGAAGCCAGAGATGAAGAAGATGGCGCTCAACGCAGCCATCTTGGAAAAGGCCGAAGTCATGCGGATGCGTATCGAGGACGCTTCAGCTAATGCTGTCGGTGGTGGTGAAGTTGCTGGCTTAGGTGTCGGACCGAAAGGTGAACCCGGCGGTCCGCCTCGAATAGGGTTGAGAAGAAAGAAAAAAGACGATGACGCGTAAGCAGATCGACGAAGCTACCTACACCGAAGAAGAATTCGTACAACTATACGAAGATACCTTCGCTGGTGCAGACGTACTCGAAACCGATATGGACGGCGTAATGGCGACCAAAGCACCGAAACGTCGGTGGGAACGCTACGCTAAGTATGTAGGCGTAGAAGAAGAGGGTGAACGAATTCGTCTACACGCTCGGAAAAGTAAACGCGACATTATCCTGCGCGATAGTAAAACCGGCGCCATGACATGGTTGCGGAAACAATCTTGGCATAAAGACCCTACGAAAGATAAAACCCACTAAGGAGATTATATGAGTTCAATTATTGCATTCGTCAAAAATCAGACCGGCGCCACCACTGCGGCAATCAAGCGTAACGGTGTTCTATGGGTGTTGCTCGTCGTCGCGCTTGGTGTGGTGGGCTATATCGCGCTTCAGCAGATTCCCGTTCTTGTCTTCAAGAACTTGCAGGTCATCAATGCCATCGTTCTCGCGTATCTTGCAGACCGCACACTCTTCAGCAACACCGTTGCTGTGGATGAAACCTTAGAGAACTCCTCACTCGGACCCGCACGTATCCTGGCACGTGCTATTGTTGTCCTCGCGGTAATCGCCGGCTTGACCCTTGGTATCTAAATGCGTGTTCTGTCCTCCCTTCTGTTGCTGTTCGTGTTGTTCGGCGTTGCTGCTCCGGCCGCAGCGCAGATTCCACAACGCGCCTATACCTATCAACGCGCTTTAATCGGAAACGCCCGTTTTGTATGGGGCTTGAATGCCCCTATCGCAACGATGGCGGCACAGATACATCAAGAGTCCGCATGGCGTCCAGACGCGCAGTCACCATACGCCGGCGGACTCGCGCAGTTCACACCAGACACCGCCGACTGGATCTCCATGAGGTATTCGGACTACCTTGGAGCAAACCAACCCTATGAACCGGAATGGGCATTGCGTGCCCTTGCGCGATATGATAAATACCTTTACGACAGGATGTCCTTCGCAACACGGGAGTGTGATCGGTGGGCGTTTACGCTATCGGGCTATAACGGTGGCGCGGGCTGGGTCAATCGTGATCGAAGGCTCGCGACAGCCGATGGCAAGGATTCAACCTTATGGTGGGGGAATGTCGAAGAATATAGTGACCGCGCTGACTGGGCTATCAGAGAAAATCGGAATTATCCGGTCCGCATCTTGTTGGATCTTCAACCTCGCTATTTGTCGTGGGGATTGGGCATCTCTTGTGAGCCGCCCGCGCCTCCAGAGCCTCCTCCGGCGGCACCAACTGACGTGCCCGAGGATGCAATACTGCCAGGGTTAGTTGAATGCGATCACACAAAATAGGAGAGGACGATATTCGTATACCGCGGCCGCCGAAGTTCCGCACACCAGCAACACAGCAGATTACGCCCAAAGACAACGGATCGTACCAAGTAAATGAACGAGCGGGGGTCCAGTTCTCGATGAGCTTCCTCATTCAAATTTTGGGAACGGTCATCATTGCCGTGTGGGGGTATTCGCAGTTGGATGCCAGAATATCCATTGTCCAGAATCAAACTACAACGCACGCAGAAAAAATTAGCGCCATTGAATCGGACATCACGGAAAATCAAGATAAGCCCATCTCATCTGACCATGTGCAGAATACGGCATTGTCTGCCCATGAGAGAGAACTGGGAGAAATAAAAACCAGAATACAAGTATTAGAAACCCGCTTGTACATGCTGATAGTAGCGCAATAATACCCAATGCCACAACCACAACCAGAAGAGTCTAGTAAATTGGCCGATGATGATCATGCCGCGGAGCGTTGCGACATCGTAGGTATGCATGGCCGCGGCGCGACCACACTAGAAACGCTGGTTGAAATCAATAAGCAGGTTGAAAACAGTGAGGACAAAATCATGGGGAAGATTGATAAAGTGTCCTCAGAGTTACGTGATAAACAACAAACAGATCACATGTATCTCAATACTAGGATTCAAACTGTGGAAGAGAACCTCTCAAAAAAAATCGACACACAATCGGAAAAAATCGCCCAGCATTTCGACAAATCCATTGATAAATTGGATACAAAATGGGATACGAAGTTTGTCCGAATCGACAAGCGTGTTACAGGCCTTGAAAAATGGCGCTGGCTGATTGTCGGTGGTGGCGTCGTTATCATGTGGATCGTCATTCAATTCTTAAGCCTGTCGATTCGCAACTGGAGCAACGCCCTTTCCAGCGTCCCTTAAAACACTCGACAATAATTTCTATGCTTATTGTCACACCTTTCGGCGCATATGCGGCTAATAATCTGCACACTTCTCCTTCTCACTGTAAGTCTACTGCCCGCTCGGGCAACGCCAGCGCAAGCTGTCGATTGGACGCGCATTGTACCATCCGTGCGTCTCGCCACAGTACCTATTCAATGCTCACTTCACCAACGTATCACATGCTCCGCGTTTTCTATTGATAGAGCGCAGGGACATTACCTCACGGCGTCCCATTGTCTTCACATCCCCCAAGCAGAAGAAGAGGAAGATGTCCCGCAGATTGATGGACAAGATCTTGAGATACTCTACGAAGATGTTGACCTAGACCTTGCAGTGGTCAAGATTACCTCACGGCGGCCTGCGTTAAAGATACGGCCGAACCCCGTGGGGCTTGGAACGAGGGTGGCCGTGCTTGGCTTTGCTCGCGGACGACCGACCCCCTCCTTCCGCACGGCCGTTGTATCAATACTAGACCTAGCAGATAATGGGAGCCCATTCGTAGGCTTCGATAATGCACTTGTCGGAGGAATGTCTGGCGGACCTGTAGTGGACTATGCCGGTAAAGTCGTTGGCGTAGCGACAAGCAGCAATGCTCAAACGGGTTATAGTCTTACGCCACAATTCATCTACGAACACACGAAACAGTTCTGGGCTGAACAGTAGTACCTAATCCGACAATTTCCACGCACAGTGTGTTATAATTCCAGAGTATGTCCATTTGGCTAGACAAAAAATATATCAATCTCATCTCCGGCCAGTTGCCCCGATTCGCCTGGAAATCGGACACCGTCGCAAACTGCCGATGCGTCATCTGCGGCGATTCTGAAAAGAGTCGAACCAAAGCTCGGGGCTACTTCTTCCTCAACAAACAAACCTACCTCTATAAATGCCACGATTGTGGAGTGGCACTGCCCTTCGGAGCATTCCTCCAGCGTCACTCTCGCGCATTGTTCAACGAATATGTGATGGAGAGGTTCCAAGAGCAGGGCAATGCGCCTAGGCCGTCTCCAGCAGTGTCTATACCCCCTCCCACACGGACGCTCGTCGTACATTCTGACATGCACCAGTTATCGTCAGCAGATCTGCCGGCAGATATGCTCGGTATTGCAGACTATGTGGTGGAGCGGAAGTTGCCGAAATCCGCGCTGGCCAAACTCTATGGTACCACCCGCGCCCATAGCTTTTTGGCGCCACTCGTTGGTGACAAGGCGGAACGGGTGAAGGACGGGTTGCCGTATCTCGTTATTCCATTGCGATTCACGGACGGCGAATGGTATGGTGCCCAGTTTCGTTTGCTCACGCGCAAAGAATACATCACATTTCGGTGGGGGCACGATCAGTTACGTGTGTTTGGACTTGACGCACTTGACACGACACAGCACGTCTATGTTGTGGAAGGACCACTAGATTCACTGTGTTTGCCGAACGCCATCGCGATGTGTGGGTCAGACTTGTGCGGGGGACTAGATACTCTTACACGTTCTGATATTGACTTGACAAAGTGTACCCTCATTTGGGACAATGAACCTCGCAATTCACAGATCACTTCTTTTGTGGCTCGGGCCGTGAAGGGGGGAAAATCGGTCGTCATTTGGCCGGACGGACTCCCGAAAGATTTGAATGACATGTACGCTGGTGGATATTCAGTTTTGTCATTAGTTAACGCTCATACATATCAAGGACTCGGCGCGGAACTGGAGCTACAACGATGGCGGAAATAATAAATGATGATGGGATTTTGCGGTGCGAACATGTTGCGGACAAGTTTGGCGCACGGCCGACGAATGAAGATACTGCACTGGCGTCATTACCATTACACGACAACGGATACGTATCATTGCTGGCGACATATGGGAGCGATCAGTTAATCGTCGATGCCGCCCGCGTGTCATACGGGAAAGGTACGACACAAAAGCGAAGTCCTGCGGCGCTGATTCGTTACTTGGTACGACACAAACATACGAGCCCGTTGGAACAAGCAGAGGTCACCTTCTTTCTCCGGGCGCCCATCTTCGTTGTACGGCAAATCATTCGACATCGTACCGCGAACGTCAATGAGTATAGTGCGAGGTACTCGGAACTCTCAGATGACTTTTATCTGCCCGGGCGCTCACATTTGAGTGAGCAGTCTACGAACAACAAGCAAGGGCGCGGCAAGAAAGTGGGGGATGACAAATACGAGAAAATCCAAATGGAATTCGTACAGGCGCAGCAGAACGCGTTTGATACATATGGACGCTTGTTGAAAGATCACAATGTTGCCCGTGAACTAGCGCGGGTTGTCACGCCCGTCGGTGCCTACACAGAACTGTACTGGAAATGTGACCTCCACAATTTCATGCACTTTCTCAATCTGCGAATGGACGATCACGCCCAACGGGAAGTGCGTGATTATGCGAACGCGATGTATGCATGTGCGAAACCATACTTCCCACATGCTTTTAAGGCATGGGAAGATTATGTGCGGAATAGCTACACGCTTAGTGCCGCAGAATGTAAAATGCTCGGCGCTGCGCTTCGCACAATAGATAATAATCATTCATGGCCACAAAATTCATACGGTATGACAGATCGTGAATACGCAGACTTCAAATTTTTTCTTGAACAAACTTGTTCTCAATCGGAGTAGTAATGGCAGTAGACGGACTCGACCGCGACGTATTCGGTATGACGGACTATATGAAGTTCATTCATATTTCACGCTATGCGCGGTGGCTGCCCGAAGAGAACCGACGTGAAACATGGTCGGAAACTGTTGGTCGATATTTTGACTTCTTTGAAAAGCATCTGAAAGAGAACAACAGTTTCACGCTCACGAAGAACGTTCGAAAAGAATTGGAACAGGCGGTACTGACGCTGAAAGTTATGCCATCCATGCGATGTCTTATGACAGCAGGGGAGGCGCTGGAGCGCGAGAACATCGCTGGTTATAATTGTTCGTACGTGGCAATTGACTCGCCGCGGGCGTTTGATGAGATCATTTATATTCTTATGAACGGCACGGGCGTCGGGTTCTCAGTGGAGTCACAACACACATCACAGTTGCCCCGCGTCGCCGAAGACTTTCACGACACGGATACCTGTATCAACGTGCGAGATAGCAAACTCGGCTGGGCGAAGGCGCTAAAGGAACTACTGGCGATGCTCTATGCTGGGCAAATCCCAACGTGGGATGTCACCAAAGTGCGGCCCGCCGGATCACCGCTCAAGACGTTTGGTGGGCGGGCGTCAGGACCAGAACCGCTGGTAGAACTGTTTCGGTTCTGCGTTCGAACCTTTCGTGCGGCGGCCGGACGAAGATTGACCACACTAGAGTGTCATGACATTGTCTGTAAGATCGCGGAGATTGTTGTCGTGGGTGGCGTTCGTCGCAGTGCGCTGATCTCGCTCTCAGATTTGTATGATGACAGAATGCGCCATGCGAAGAACGGGGAGTGGTGGAACATGAACTCCCAGCGGGCGTTGTCCAACAACAGCTATGTGGCGCAGAAGGAACGTCCGACACTATCTACCTTCCTCGATGAATGGAAAGCTCTCTACGAAAGCAAGAGCGGTGAGCGTGGCGTCTTTTCCCGTTACGGTGCAAAGATCCAATCGGAGAAAACCGGGCGCCGAAACACAGACCATGACTTCGGCACGAATCCATGCTCGGAGATTATTCTGCGGAGTCGAGAGTTCTGCAACCTGAGCGAAGTGGTGGTGCGCGTCGATGATACCGAGGAGACGCTGACGGCGAAGGTGCGTCTCGCGACCATCCTCGGCACGTTCCAGTCAACCCTGACGAACTTTAGCTACGTGAGTAAAGATTGGAAGAAGAACTGCGACGAAGAGCGGTTGCTTGGTGTTTCCCTCACGGGCATCATGGATAGCGCACTCACCAACGGCGGCAGCAAAGGATTAGCTGAACGACTGGAAGCATTGAAGGCGATCACTGTCGCGACAAACGCAGAGTGGGCGAAGAAGATCGGCATTCCACAGAGCGTCGCCATCACTTGTGTGAAGCCTTCAGGCACCGTGTCGAACCTTGTTGATAGTGCGTCGGGTATTCACGCACGACACGCAGAGTATTATATTCGAACAGTGCGGGCGGATAAGAAAGACCCGTTGGCGAAGATGATGATCGATGCGGGCTTTCCCGTCGAAGCGGATGTGATGCGCCCCGATCATACGTGGGTGTTTTCGTTTCCACAGAAAGCGCCGAAGGGGTGCATCACACGCAACAAGCGAGATGCGGTCGAACAATTGGAATTCTGGCGCACCTATCAGGATAGCTGGTGTGAGCATAAACCCAGTGCCACGATCTATGTCAAGGAAGATGAGTGGCTCGATGTTGGTGCGTGGATCTATCGCAACTTCGACAAGGTATCTGGGCTGTCGTTCCTCCCAAACTCAGAACACATTTACCAGCAGGCACCATATCAGGACATCACCAAGACTGAATATGAGGAGTGGCTGAAGAAGATGCCTAAAAATGTGGACTGGACGAAGCTCGGAGATTATGAAAAGACAGACCATACATCTGGTACACAGGAACTCGCCTGTAGTGCGGGTGTTTGTGAAATTGTGGATCTCATTCCGCGATAAATAATAAACCAGCGAAAAAGGATAGTTGATATATGTCGTCCAAGAAACGAATCGTTATTGAATGTGCGTCCTGTCTATACACCTGTACCATCACCGGTCAGACTGTGGAGCTTGTACAATTTTGTCCATTCTGTAGCGAGGCAGTTCCAATGCCGTATGACAAACCCGGCCGCGAGGAATTCTTTGAAGACGTGTATGACGATGATGCAGATTTCAACCGGGACGATGAATGATCGCGGGTGTGGACTACTCTATGACGTGCCCGGCGGCGTGTATTCCCTATGACACACCACAATTCTGGTTTGCCAGTCAACGAACCTATGCGTCACTTCCCTCGATCTCGACGCATAAGATCACAACACTCGACGTGACGCAACGAGCCGAAGCAACTGCCATTGCACTCATTGAGTGGTTGAAGCATCATTCGGATGTTCGTGCCGTACTATTGGAGAACTACGCCTTCAGCGCAACGGGGCGTGTCTTTCATATTGGCGAACATACCGGCATTCTCAAGTACTTACTCTGGAAAGCCGATTACCCCGTGTATGCTGTACCTCCCACGGTCGTCAAGAAGTTTGCGACTGGAAAAGGTAACGCCGACAAAATACGCATGACATCCGCGTTCCTCAAGGACTACCCCAATGGGCAGAGTTGGTGTAGTACGTTCTTCCCCCGCTCGCCCACAACGCCACGTGCCAAGGCCCCGCTTTCTGACTTGGCAGATGCTTACTGGATCGCCAAATATGGCGTGTCCAGCGAATCAGATCCCCTCATCACGACCACCGGAAAATAATTTGCACGGTACCCAGAGATCTGGTATAATAGTGTTTGTTTAACAGTATCGTAAAAGGAGCAATATCAATGTTAGATGTATTCAACGCAGTCATCGACAAATTCGGGCCATGGATCGTGTGTTTTGTCATGATTGGCATCTGTCTCATCGAATCGCACAGACATGAGGAAACGCTTGTGGCTATCAATGGTGAACTTGCCGCGGCACTTGAAGCGGTAGCTAAAGTCCATGAAACGCAAACCGACCTGTTGGCGAGGGACGGGTTCATACTCCCCCCGCAGGGTGGCCCTCAGCCATTGCGGTAGAGGGCCTGCGCGTGCCAGTCACACTTCCGATAAGTCTGCATAAGATGTATTGGACGGCTGCCGTCTGGGCAGTGCGTTCTGGCAATTGGGTGACTGTTGTTAGTGGAAACGATCATATTCACATGAGAAACTCGATGCACTACGCCGATAGGGCGCTCGACTTTCACTCGTCCGACATGGACGGACTGAACGAGTGGTTGAACTACCACGGGTATGCCACCTTCTGGCAAGTCGCTGGGCACTACGCTCATGTCCACGGGCAAACGCTGGCGCCTGAGGCGGCGCGCCGACTCGCGGCCGCTGCCCTAAACAAGTTATTGTCTAACTTGGAAACTGTGGACTATCGCATCGAGGGCGAGACAGATGAGACTGTTAATCATCTCCGGCCGAGTGTGCCATGGCAAACGGCGGCGGGAATGAAAGCAGCGGGATACGGTATCTAATGAATATTTTTGTCCTTCACCGTGACCCGAAAGAAGCGGCAAAGATGCACACCGATAAGCATGTGCGCCAACAGTCTATCGAATATGCCCAACTTCTCTCATCAGCCCACCGTGCCTGTTCGCACCCCGAAGAACCGGCATTGGTGGGTCTATACAAAATGATACAAGAGCATCATCCAACGACAATATGGGCGCGTACGCATCCACTCCACTATGCGTGGCTGTATGAGCTTGCGTGTGCGACATGGGAGGAATACACATATCGCACCGGAAAGGTACACGCATCCAGTCGCCTGCGGCGCGCTCTTGCGCGAGTACCCAAGATACCCAGTCTCAAGACTGATACGCCACCACCGCAATGTATACCGGATATTTACAAAATTACCGGATCGGCCGATGCTGGCGGTAACACATGGGACGCCACCGTTAATGCGTATCGGAAGTATTACGGCGGCAGCACTATCGAGTCAGACACATGGAAGCGACGTGACGCGCCAGAATGGCTCCACATGCCAGTACCGTAACACGATTTTTATTGCTACGACAGAAGGAGTTTGCTATAATATGCACATGCCTAAATATCGCAAGGCCAGCCCCCTTCACCCACAGTGGGCGGACATAATCACACTCGATGACATTCGTGGCATCATTACCCACTTTCAGAAATCTGCCACCGTCTACGAAGGTTATATCAACGAGAATAATATGCCGACACTCTGGAGTTCGTCACTTAAAATTGTACGTGATCGTGTTGCATTTTGGACAGAGATGCTTGAATGTCGTGAACGCGGAGAGAAGATCATGCCACGTGTTCGCGAGTATCAACATGGCAATGAATTATCTGCAAAAAATTAACGACCTGTCATGCCCATTGATTCGGGATGATCAGGTGCGCCGCCATCTCCCGATGGAATTTCGAATTGCAGACGGACGAGAAGTTTACGGGCTTTACAATGACGGTGTTATTCTCGCGGTTCTCTGTGTAGCGTATGTCTCGGCAGTACCTCGCACGATGGCAGAACTGTCCGACATGACAATGAGTCTCGGCGCGCCAATTGTGACTCTCTACTCCGTGTGGTCGTATGTGCGTGGCTCAGGTCGCCAGATGGTATCCGCAGCACTGAAGCACATCATGGCCGCGCACAGTGAAATCACGCGAGTTGTCACGCTCTCACCAATAACAGACATGGCTCGCGATTTTCATTTGGCGAACGGGGCGAAAGTACTCAGTACTAATCAGGAGTCCGACAACTATGAATATCCGTGCCAAACACAGGGAGAGTAGGCCAACGGTGGCAAGCAGTCTTGAAAACTGTCGCTCGGTGATCGGGTAGTCGGTTCGATTCCGGCACTCTCCGCCAATGATTGTATGATATAATGGACCACATGAAACCAAAAAAAGAGATGGTCAAGCATTTCGCCACCGACGAGCAAAACTATGCCGATGACATTCATGATGTCTTAAAAACGGACTTGTGGGCACAAACCGATATTTGTAAACGTATTGGAAGAGACGAAGTGTTTGCCCAGCATGTGTATGCGGCACTCTGCAATCAACAGTTTATTCGTGTAGAGGAATTGACAACAGGCGCGGATCCAATAAAGGTGTCGTATTCATGGCGCAAAGCCGCAGAAATCATCGCACTGATTCGTAACGAGTTTTATAACAAGACAGAGAACCCCGACGTTATAGAAACGTACGTCCATTGGTATTGTAGTGGTATGGGATGCCTCGAAGGTGCGGTCGAAGAGGGTGTTGTCACTGACGAAGTTCGTGACACATTTCGTAATATGGGATGGTCGCCTATCGCCCATCCAGATGAATGGGGAGTCTAATGGACAAAGAACCAACTCTTATTGCACCTACCGAACCTGTCGAGTATGAAATTACCGGCGCACCCGAAGGCGACACGACAGACACGACACCGAAACGGATCACGGTACCCGAAGCTGAACTGCAGGCCAAGAAACTCGCAATTTTGCGACAGATGGTCGAAGTAGAGCAACGTCGTGTATTGCGAGTCAAGAGTAAAGCAAAGACGAAAGCGAAGAACCGTCGCAAGGCGCAATTAGCAAAAAGTTCTCGCAAACGTAACCGTCAATAGGAACGTGAAATGACTATACTTAAAGGTAGCGGAAAGAAAAACACGCCACGCCCTGATCGCAAGGTAGAGCGAATCAAAGAGGGTGCCGAGCGCACTGCTCGCTGGGACGAACTCACGACACAGCATAAGCTCGATGACCTAGATCGGCGATTGGGGAAAGGTATTGGCGCCGTAAGACAACGTCAGCGATATCAGAAAGAGCTAAAAAAAGCGTCGTCGTGAGAATAGTTGTTACGGGTGCGGCCGGATTCATCGGCTCTCATCTCAGTCAGACGCTGCTAAATCGCGGACATAAGGTGATCGGTATCGACAATCTCCTGACTGGTAGTCTTGCGAACATTGCCAATTTACGGCAGTTTGAACTCTATGATTCGTTCTACTTCATTCGGCATGATGTCACCCATCCCATCGACATCGATGGCCCGGTTGATTTCGTGCTACACTGGGCGAGTCCCGCAAGCCCAAAGGACTACCTTGAACTGCCGATCCAAACACTCAAGGTCGGTTCTCTTGGAACACTCAATGCGCTAGGACTCGCGAAAGCGAAAAATGCGGGATTTATCCTCGCGTCAACGTCTGAGGTGTACGGTGATCCACTGGAACATCCACAAAAGGAAACGTACTGGGGCAACGTCAACCCCACTGGACCACGTGGTGTGTATGACGAAGCGAAGCGATTTGCTGAAGCACTGACGCTCGCGTATCATCGTTCCCACGGACTCAACGTAAAGATTGCACGTATCTTCAACACCTACGGTCCACATATGAGGCCCAAGGATGGCCGCGCTATCCCAGCGTTTATATCTCAGGCACTCTACAATGAAGATGTGACGGTCTTCGGTGACGGTAGTCAGACGCGGAGCTTCTGTTACATAACGGATCTCGTCGAGGGCGTGATGCGGTTGATGGCATTAGATGCGAGTTGGAGCGACCCAATCAACATTGGCAATCCATATGAGGTCACGGTGGAGGAAATCGCCCGCACGGTAATCCGGTTGACTAATTCCAGAAGTCGCATCGTCTTTCGTCCCCTTCCGGTGGACGATCCTAAAAAACGACAACCAGACATCACGCTTGCCAAAACGATGTTACAATGGGAACCGTCCGTCACACTTGAACAGGGCCTTCAGAAGACTATTGATTACTTTACATCGTCAACGCCAGAGGGCCTCGCGAGGCTCGTCGCCAACTGATCCTTCTTTAAGAAGTGCGTTGGTGAGCTAAATAGCCGTAAGATGCATATATTGAATAAACTTATCGCCACACTCAAGCGCATATGCGGTGGACAAATGGTGACGGTATTTCTTACCATATTGGTTGTAGCTGCGTTTTTCTTTGGCTACCTGCAACGTCCATCACCCGAAACAACCGCCACCATCAGTCAGCCCGCGCCGAATGTTGTCACCATAGAGGTGCCCGTCGAGGTCATTACTGAGAGGGTCGTGGTCGAATATATTGAGATAGAGGATCAAACCGCGGCGCTCGCCTTGCTGGAACAAAACGACGAGTTGAAGATACGGGTCGAACAACTGTCGGTGTCGTTGGCAGAAGCACAGAGCAGTGGCACCGGCGTTGCGGTCACTACTGTGGTTCCACCGACAGAGACAGCACCCGCCGTGGCGACCGTGACGTTCAAAGACTGGCGACTGGACTTCACCGCAGAAAATAATATCGCGAACTACACGCTCACACAGAAGTTCTCCATCGTCAATAGCGTTGGGCGCGACAAAGACAATGTCCCAACGAACCTCATTCGTCTATATGAGATCGGCCCAAATGACGAGCGTGTGCTGATTCCCACAACGGAAACCACAACGGTTGCGGTTACAGGCAACACGCCGCACTTCTACACCAAGCTGACGGTACAGGGTGGTGTCGGACGCGCGGGCGGTGAGCAGCGAATCTTTTTCGCAACTCCGTGGTTGAAACGTGGTAACACGACAGCAACCGAAGATACCCGTTGGGCATTCCTCACACCTATGGTCGCACTGTCCAAAGAAGAACAGAGCGTTGGTATTGCGCCGATCTCATTCAACCTCGGGTCGCTGGCGCGCCAACCGTTGACGAACTTGTGGTTCTCACCGTATGTCGGCACGACAACTGGTGTGACCATCAATCAAACGGGGTTCGTCGTGAGTGTAACGTTCTAGGAAACATTATGACATTTACAACTACCGTCGGCACCACCACCATCAAGACTACCCTCTACGGCGAGGTCACACCGGAGCGTCTTATCAAAGAACGCGCTCGGGCAACACATCAGGCAGAACAGTTGAACCCCGTTAGGATTACACCAACGCGGCCGCAACGACCACGGCGAGACGCACATTCCGAGGACGCGGTGTGGAATAAGCAATCTTATCAATCCACGGGACGATGATCATTCGAAATGGCAAGGACCAATAGAACTGTGGCAGACTACAAGATTGCACAGGAACAACCAACGGCAGTGTGTCGGCGCTGCGCGACTAAATATAGTACGTGGGTACAGGAACAGAAACCGCTACCCATTGCAGAGTACCACACCGCTATGTGTGATGTGTGTTTGAAACACGATACGTTAGTCACGCATTCGAATAATGTTGGGCTACTAGTGGAGGGGTGGACTACAGACACACTGACTCATTCAAGCTTTTAGCGTAGGTTAATGATTCTATCTATCGCCACATCTTTTATGTTGTTGGGGGTTTTTTACGACGCCCCTCCAACCACAATGCAAATAAGCATGTTGGTGGAATGCGTCAACGGGTTCTACGCCTCCTCAACATTCCCCGCCGGAAGTGGGCAGGGAAGCCGAGAGGTAAAGGGGGCGATGGATGATTGGTGTGTTTTGAATATGGAAGCGCGGGACAGAGACGATAAGATTGTGGAGAGGGAAATGCGAAAGTTTTTCATGACCGCAGTGACCGTGCAGCTTCCCCCGCCTCCCGATCTGTGATATAATTAACGGTAACAAATGCTTCGGGCTAGAATTTTAATGGGAGATTAGTGCATGTACGTTATTGCTGGATTTGGTTATGTTGGTTCTGCCCTTTACAACACCGCGTCGAAGCGCCTTCCCCATTACATTATCGATCCCCAATTTCCCGAACGTGGTTCGTGGGACCTTCTTCACAGCACGACGCAAACGGATACGGTGCTTGGCGGTCGCGTTGTCAGTTCGAAGCGATTCGTTGAGGTCGATGGTATCATCGTCTGTGTCTCCACACCGCAGGCACCCGATGGTAGTTGTAATATCGACAACGTTCTAGACGTACTTAAGCGTGTTGCACACCAGTACCCTGACGTGCCGGTGCTTATCAAGAGTACGCTCACGTTTGGATCTTGGGACACGATCAAGGCGCAGCGTCCACACATGAAGATAACATACTCCCCCGAATTCCTAAAGGCGGCCGACGCGGCCGCAGACTTTGCCGCACAGGATTTTGTGGTGCTTGGTGATGATACGCCTGACGCCACATGGACGAAGTACTTCAACACGGTGCTACCCAAAGCTCACATCCACCAGTGCGCGGTCAAGGAAGCCATCATGATGAAGTATGCGTCGAACGGTTTTCTGGCAGTGAAGGTGAGCTTCTTCAATCACATCTTCGATCTGTGTCAACGGCAGGGATTGGACTTCGACGTTGTCCGGTCGCTGCTCATCATGCGTGACGATATTGGTGCTAACCACACGACCGTCACACAACAGCGTGGCTGGGGCGGCTTCTGTTTCCCCAAAGATACCGCGGCGTTGCTCCATGCCTGCGATCTCATGAGATACGACTTCGCAACATTAAAGGCGGCCGTCGATTATAACTGGTCTATTCGACGAGGTATTCTTGATACGAAAGACATAGTCGAAGCGGTGGTTCCAAAACCAAAACATGCCACTCTATGAATTGATTTGCCATGACTGCGAAAAACATTTCCAACAGTATGTTCACTCCTACCGAAATCTTGGAGAAGTTGCGTGTCCTGAATGCGGCGGCGCGGGTGAGACGATTGAAAGACTCAGCAGCGTCAGCAGTTTCATTATCAAAGGCTACAACGCCCAAAACCGATACTCTAAAAAAGGATGATACTCAATGAGTGACGACGCGTTCGACCCCAACGCAAAGCCCATGGGCGGCACAGAATTACTGGAAGCGAATATTCGGAAGGCGCTGCCAGAACTGACTGACCAAGTTCAAATTATGATGTCTCGCCCAGAGAATTACACCTTTGAAGATAAGCCGCGTGTTCTTATTCTTCAAGATTTGCCGCAAGATCCCGCCAGTGCTGTCTTGCGTGACCCGACGTATCGTACACAGTTCAATCGCATTGTGTTTGTCTCTCATTGGCAGCAACAGCAGTATAATCAGTATCTCGGTATTCCGTATAGCGAAGGCCTCGTCATCAAAAATGGTGTGCCGCATCGGGCGGCCGTGCTTCCCAAACCAAAGCAGGATGGAAAACTGCGGTTTATGTATACGTCCACCCCGCATCGTGGCCTGGCAATCTTGACGGCGGCCGCGGCTGCACTCGCAAAGGAACGCCAGGATTGGGAACTTCACGTTTATTCGTCCTTCAAGATTTACGGATGGGAAAACGCAGACGAGCAGTTCAAGCCCGTGTTCGACGCCTTGAAGGCGAACCCGTGTGTCGTCTATCACGGCACACAGGAGAACAGCATCGTGCGTGGCGCACTAATGGACTCACATGTGTTTGTCTATCCGTCCATCTACGCGGAAACCTCATGTATGGCGATTCAGGAAGCCCTCATGTCGGGCTGCTTGGCAATCACCACAAACTTTGGTGCGCTGCCGGAAACCGCGGCGGAATGGGCCTGGATGTTCGAATTCGATGAACGCCCCGAAGTGATGATTACCCGTACGCTGGGGTGTATGCGTCGAGCGATAGACACCTATGATGATGAACACATTCACACCATCCTCAAGCTCCAGAGCATCTACTATCAACAGTTCTACTCGTTTGAAGGACGTGTGGAATCATGGAAGCATCTGTTGAAGGCGGTCATTAGCGAAGGCACGCCAGTACAGAAGTTGGTTATTGAATGACTGCAAACGTTATTCCTTTTACGCCGCGGAGTGATTACGTACAACCCGTCGTTGATAACCTATCATCGGCAGAAGTATATAAAAAGCTGGAAGAAGAAACGCTCGCTCGTTTGAAAAGTATGATACAATACTATGAGAGTACGGGTCGATGGAATACGGCGTGTGATCAGCCAATTGTCGATATCGTGCGTTTATTGAAACAAGTCTGTCACCTATTATCGGAGAATGGCACTGCCAATCATGAGGATAAAGCATTCACGGCACCTTCGGAGTCTCGGGGAAGTGTTCGAACGGCAACAGAAACTCATCAAGATAGCGGACAAGGTCAAGAACCTCCGCGAGAATAACTCACAGGCCTTACTGTATTTCTTGAAGTTGGCGCACTCGGATGTTGAGTGGTTGTTACCCGAAGGTACGCCGCCACACAAAGCCGAAAAGGGCGCACATGGATTGACGCCATCAAACCTGATGCGGGAGATGCGAACCATGTACCTTTATTTGCGTGGCGGCAACGACGGACTCGCGCCACGGCGACGTGAAGTGTTGTTCCAACAACTTCTTGAGCGCATCCACCCAACTGAAGCGGCGATGATCGTGGCGGCGAAGGACGGAAAGTTTGTCAATGCCTATCGAGTGCCAAAGAAAATCGTTGATGCGGCGTTTCCTGGCTTGTTGGAACGCCCGGTCTCTATTAAATTTCTTCGATAAGAGGTTAATGAAAGTATCATGTCTAACGGAATACGTCAGAGAAAAAAAGTCTCCGCGTACAAAAACTTAAACCGAAAGCGAGAACTGAGCCCGTATACCGATAAGATCGTCAAGGTACCAACCAAGCAACGGATAGAAACAGAGTTGCGCCATGCGGTGAAGAATAACGACACGGAAGCGTTTGAAGACTATGACGAGTGGAAAAGACAATGAGCAGCGAAGATAACGACCTCCTTAGCGAATCCGTCTCGCAGCGTGTTGCATCGCAGCTTAAACTAGAGTGCGAAACTACCCTACAATTCGATAAAGCAATTCGCATCGGCATCGCGCTGTCCGCTCTCGCGATTGCTATATACAATCTTCCGGCGGCGGATTCATTCGGGGATATAGTGTTGGGAATAGGTGCGCTCTGTGTTTACATACGGGCGACGATGGGCAGCCCGCTGGTCCGCCGGTTGACGCCTGATTCAATAGCACGCGTTCGACGGTGGATGTCCGAGGAAACTTCGACATCATCTGAGAAGGAGTCGCATAATGAATCCGACGCCACCTAAGATTCGATACCGCAAAGACACGGTAATGTCATCGATATTCGAAAGTAAAGAAGAAGAAGTGGAAGCAATGCAGGAATTCGCACAGGCAATGATGGATGAGACATCACAAGAGTCTGCTATGGATTGTCTGCTAGTGCTGGCGAACGTTTGTGAAATGCGGGCGAGCTTAGTTCCACCCGAACATAGTAACTTTTACGATGACATTGCACAGGTTGTTCGTGCCTCATTGGGCGTGCTTACATATCTACCGAACTCGGTCGGGCCCGATGAACGATTTGAAAATCCCAGGCTGTATTCCTCAAATACGTATATCCACTAAGGAGTGTTTTTGTGCCACGTTATGACTACGCCTGTAATGCTTGTGACTTTAGGATAGAGGACGTGCAATTTTTAATTGCCGAACGTGACTATCCGACCACACAACCGTGCCCGACGTGTAAAAAGGAAGGCACACTTGAGCGTGTAATCGCCGCGCCAGGCGTGAGCTACACCATCAACCGAGGTGGGCTGAAAACACCAGAGACATTCAAGGACATGCTCCGCGACATCAAGAAAAGAAATCGCGGATCAACCATACAGATTCCAGAGTAATGTTTCATCATCATACGCCGCTCGGACTCCCCAAGCTCAAACAGCATAACTCGACCACCGGTCGTGTGTATTCTGTTGTAGGCACTGAACTGGTCTATCCTTCTATCACGCGTGTTCTCGGAGCGAAACCGAAACCGGAACTCATAGCATGGCAGAAGCGTGTCGGGAAAAAGGTAGCCGCGCAGGTTTCAAAAACGGCATCAGGGCGTGGCCTCAAACTCCACACACTCGCCGAGGAATATCTCGGCAATTTACCCATCGACGATGTCGAGCCACATGTGATGGAACTCTGGCGACACCTCCATCCATGGCTCGACGCGAACATTACCGGCGTCTACGAGCAGGAAGTTGATCTCTATTCCGACAAACTCTTGGTGGCAGGACGTACCGACTTGATTGCGGAAGTGGACGGCGTGTTGTCTATCGTAGACTTCAAGCAATCCAACAAACCGAAGAAGGAAGCGTATGTTCAGTCCTACTGCGTACAGGGCGCGTTCTACGCACTCGCCTTGTATGAACGCACGGGAATGAAGTGCAAACAGGTCGTGCTTCCTGTCGCGTCTCCAGAGGGGTTACAAGTGTTTACAATTCGTCCAATGGACTATTATGATCAACTGCGCGAAGCGATTAACTACTTCTACACACATGCCACGGTATCTGTGGCGTAATTACCATTGATAGCTGAGAAACCCGACACCACCCATCTGCACGCCGAACGAACGGATCTGCAAGGTGTAGAGTCTCCGCTTCTCTCTGAGCGGGACGCCGCGCATGGCACATTGGCAGAGCTTGTCGAGCAACGTACCAAAGACTTGCCGCTTTATAAGGAGGTATTCCGACACTAGGTGCCTCGACATTTGTCGTCGCGTGTGATATAATT